GCAAATATAATAAAAACAATTAATAAAAGATATGATTATGAACGCATTTACATTCTTGACAGAAAACGGCAAGTTTAATAATAGTGATATAATGAAACACGCTCACATCTTGAAAGCGTATCGTCGTATCTCTTTGAGTGAAGCTTTGAAACAAGCTTGGTTCCTGGCAAAGAGACAGCAGAAAGAATACAGAAAGGTTGAAGAGGATAATAAGTCTTTCAAGCCGGTATTCCCTAAAAAAGAAGGTAATGTATTGAAGTCGTTCTTTGCCAATAAATATACTAACTACGATAGTTCTTGGAGATAATTATGAGTACAGAACAGATAAAAGAGGGATTAACTTTCACTCGAAAGTATATAAGGAAATTGGCAGTAGTAGATGAAGTGACTGCTCAACAATTGACTGCCATCAATAAGTCTAAAAAGGATGTGATAATTTACGTTTTAAGTTTGATAAGTAAACAAGTAGCTCTGTTAGGTTAGAATCTACGAAAGAAGCGAGCGAAACGCTTTCAGGGCACAATGGTAAACCGATGAATCCTAATTCGGGATGGGAGGCTTAACCCTCAAAAATGAAGCCGTGTTCAGGGCACGTTAAAGTAGCCTGCGCAGATAAGCAGTATAGCCGATGCGAAGTATAGCGTAATAGCCAACCAGCGATGATATGAGCGGAAGGAAGCAACGTGAGTAAGTAGTATAGCAAAAAATCAGTCTGAAAAACATCGTCTTTATCAGTAAGAAAACGGGGTTAGGCGTCCGTACGCTGATTAAATATAGCCCTACTGACAGCTTAAAACTGGCATCCGATAGTGAGAATCGGGTAGGGCACGTTTCCTACAGTGTTTTATTTATGTCTGTGGTGTATGGGTGTACGGTCTGTGAAGATAGTACATCTTTTTGGTATTAGTAGTAAATGACAAGTCCCGTACCTAACGTGGTGCGGGCAAACGGGCGGTTGTGTTTCGTGGCTGAAACTGCGGTGAGGTGCACCAATAATACGTGAGGCTGGTTCGACTCCAGCACCGTCCACAATAACAATCAAATAATTTAATCTTATGAAACGTACTCCACTATTAGCAATTTGGGTAATATCTCTTGCTATGACGATATTGTTCGCAAATGAATTAAATATTATCTTCTGGCTTTCATTTGTCGCATTTGTATTGTGTCAAATATGCATAGAGAAGAATAGAAAAGTGATATAGATATTCGGTTCGAGAGAATAGAATAAAATTGTGTGAAAATTCGTGTCTATTAAGTCCTGTATCTGACGTGATACAGGAAAACGGGCAATTAGTTTAATGGTTAGAACGCACTCTCATGGGTGAAAAAGAGGTTCGATTCCTTTATTGTCCACAAATTAATAATTTAAAAATATTCATTATGATTAGAAAAACAGAACATCGATTAAAAATTGAAGCTTTAAAAACAGGAAAAAAAGAATATTTTCCGTTAGAAATGAAAACGGCTGTTGGTGCTGCCGTTCAAAGGGTGAATAAAGAGTATAAAGGGAAAAAGGAACCTCATCACCCGCCATATATCCTAGATGAAGCATTGTGCGATAGAGAAGGTTTTATAATGGTTACAAAGGTGTATTAATCATGGATGCGGTTGTACAATATGCCATCGATCAAGGTTTAAAAATAGGGATTGAAGCTTTTGAAAAATGGAAAAATGCTTTTCTTAGTGATCCAAGAATAGTGATAGTAAAAGCAGATGCGGAAAAGTTAGCTGGTGGTCGAATGGTTCTCAAGAATTTGGAAGATAGAGGATTTATATCTCCATATCAATTTGGAATCGAAACAGTAACAGACAAAGAAGGTAATGTTGTTACTGAACCTAAAGGACGTATATACTATAAACAGTATGAAATAATGAAGGCTATAGAAAATGGTAACATATTGAAATGCCTTCAAAGAAGACGTAAATAACCATTCATTTATTAATTAACCAAATCCGCAGTTAAGGAGCTGCGTAGGGTGAGGGACCCTGTATTTGAGTTGTATATGTTCTATATCCTAGTGTCCGTTGGCTCGGTATCTAGGAACTAAATTTTGTCGTTTAAATAAAATTTTCGGAAGCGTCGGTTCGTGAGGATAGGCGCTTTATTTATTTCGATTAACCACTTTAATAATATATATAATCATGAAAAAGAAAGTAATTGTAAGAGGAGATCGTTCCGGTGTATTTTTCGGAGAGTTAGTAGAAAGAAATGGTAGTGAAGTAAAGCTCAGAAATTGTCGTAGATTATGGTATTGGGATGGTGCAGCTAGTATATCTCAATTAGCAGTTAACGGTACTACTAATCCATCTGAATGCAAATTCACAGTTGTGGTTCCAGAAATAGAAATTCTGGATGCTATTGAGATTATTCCGTGTTCAAACGAATCTGTAAAATCTATTGAAAGTGTACCGGTATGGGCAAGGTGATTGAAGATAGAATAAAACAGTTTCTAGGTATTAGTTTTGGCTATGGCGATGGCTATGGCTCTAGCTCTGGCTCTGGCTCTAGCTCTGGCTATGGCTATGGCTCTGGCTATGGCTATGGCTCTGGCTCTGGCTATGGCTATGGCTATGGCTCTAGCTATGGCTATGGCGATGGCTATGGCTATGGCTCTGGCTCTAGCTATGGCGATGGCTATGGCTATGGCTCTGGCTCTGGCTCTGGCTCTAGCTATGGCTATGGCTATGGCTCTAGCTATGGCTATGGCGATGGCTTTGGCGTAAAATCCATAAATGGGCGTTGTATTTATGTAGTAGATAATGTACCTACTATTATCGCCAATGTAAAGGGGAATATCGCAAAAGGTTTTATCCTTCAGTCTGACTTATCTCTTACTCCTTGTTTTATAGTAAAAGAGAATAATCAATTTTCTCATGGTAATACTCTGCGTGAGGCATTTGAATCTTTGCAAGAAAAGCTTTATGATGATAGTACAGAAGAGGAAAGAATAGATAAGTTTAAAGAACATTTTTCTGACTTTTCTGAAAAGTATTCTGCTAAGGAATTGTTTATATGGCATCATGTACTCACTGGGAGTTGCAAGGCTGGAAGAGAAGCTTTTTGTAAGGACAAAGGTATAGATGTAGACAATGATAGGTTTACCGTCTATGAGTTTATAGAACTGACTAAAAGTTCGTATGGCGGTGAGATTATCCGCAGACTATCTTAATTTAATCCCGGTTTGCCTTGATCGGCATTCCGGGAGCAATTTAAACCACTTTAAATAATATAAGATATGAATTTAGAAAACTATGAAGTGCTTCCCGTTGAAGCGCAAGGCGTACAAATTGTACAAGTTGATGCCGTAGAAAGAGCAAACGTTGATTCACAAGTAGCAACAGCCAAACGTTATCCACGAGATATAAGACGTAGTATAGACAATTCGGTTGTAATGGCTACTATGAATCAAGAAACAGCCCAATCATGTAGTTACGCCCTTCCCCGTGGCGGAAAACCTATCACCGGCCCGTCCGTTCATCTAGCTAAAATAGTTGTCTCTAATTGGGGTAATATGCGTACAGAGGCAAAAGTTGTGCAAATAACAGACAAGCAAGTCATCAGCCGTGGGACATGCTGGGATCTGGAAACTAATGTTGCTTCTGCATTTGAAGTTAGACGTAGTATCATTGGTAAAAACGGACAGCGATTCTCTGATGACATGATTACAGTTACAGGTAACGCTGCAAACTCAATCGCTTATCGTAATGCCGTATTTGCTGTTATTCCTAAAGCTATAACAGATAGAGTGTATTACGCAGCACAAAAATTTATAACTGGCGACTTGTCTGACTCCGACAAACTTTTGAAAGTAAGAACAGGGGTACTGAACAATTTCAAAAACAACTATGGTATAACTGAAGAAGAAGTTGTAAAGATGTGCGGAAAGCAAACAGTAAACCAAATCGGTGCTGACGAAATCTCAATGCTAATGGGAACGATTCAGGCGTTGAAAGACGGAGATACTACGGTAGATGAATTAATGAAGCCGATACGTGAAAGCAAAGAGGCAAAGAAAGATGCGATGAAAAAGGCTATATCTACATCCACGGACGAAACTACTGGTGAAATCTTTAATCAAACTGAACAATGATAGAGCAGGGGTCAAAGGATTGGTTAGTTGCCCGATTGGGAAATTTCACGGGAAGCCGGATAGGTGACCTTATGACAAGCGGAAAGAAAAAAGGGGAGCTGTTTGGAAAGACAGCCATCTCCTATATCTATGAGGTTGCAGCGGAAAGAAACCTCCTTCCTAAATATATCAAAGATGATTTTCTGTTTGAAATATACCAGGAACAGGTAAGTGTCGGCAATAAATTTATTGATTGGGGACACGACAATGAAGATTTTGCTGCGGAACGGTATCAACTTGCTACCAGATGCGAACTGGAGGAATGCGAAAGCATTCCTCACCCTACAATACCTTATTTTTCTGCTTCACCAGACCGCATATCAACCATTTGTAGTACAAGGAAAGTGGTTGAGATTAAATGTCCATTGCCAAAGACGTTCATGGAATACATGGCGGAGGTTAAGGATAACGACACACTTAAATCAGTAAACCCTAAATACTTCTACCAGGTTCAAGCGGAAATGGCTTGTACGGGTTTAGAAAAGGCTGATTTTGTTGTTTTCTGTCCATTCTTGAAGCATAATATTCATATAGTAGAGATAACAAGGGATGAATATGTTATCGCTGAATTTGAGAAGCGAATTCTGAAGGCTAATGAAATAATTGAAAAAATGGTATCGTAGCTTATGGAAAAAGAAATTAGCGAAATAAACGATTACCTAAATATTACCTGTTCAAATAATCCGGTAGAGATACAAGAGAGAATATCAGTCATAATGGTGTATTTGAACCGGTCCGGTGAAATGCTGGCGGATGCGAAGAAGCTACTCCGGAAGAAGAAATCTACAGAGATAAGCAATACCATCATCGCAATAGCGAAAGAGCAATGCTTATCGGCAAAGGTGCAAAACGCTTTGCTTGACAGCATAGCGGAGGATGAGTCGTATTTGGTGGATCGGCTTGACCGGCTTAATGCCGCTTGCACACATCAATTAGATGCCTTACGCACTTTGTTGAGCTACGAGAAGGAGGCTATGAGATTAAACAAAACGGGATACTAGGAAGTATTATTCCAAATAACAGCTATTTGGAAGTTTTGAAATAAAATAATGCGAAAAACTAAAGTAATTCATGTCTACCTGATATTTGAAAAGCGGAACTATTACTTCGGTTCGGTAACGGGTATCTTCCGGCATTTATCCGAAAATCAGATAGGCATTAAACAAAGTACATTGTCTCACAATACGGAAGATACTATTGTAACCGGTAGAGCTATAATCCGCAAGAGTGAGCTGTTAAGATAGCTTTGTTAACCTTTTTA